GGGCTGCATTGGCTATTCCAACAGCAGGGGCTTCGGTTGCCTTTGCTGCAAAATTAGTTGCTGCTAATAAAATTGCAGCAGGAATAAGTATTGCTACAAACATAGCTGCAACTGCAAAAGGATTAAGCGGTTTAAAAGCAGGTGGTTCTCCCCCATCTCCATCTCCTAACCCATCAACTGGCGGTAGCGGTGGGGGTGGCTCAATACCCCCATCTTTTAACGTAGTGGGTGCAAGTGATACAAACCAATTGGCAGAAGCAATAGGCGGTCAATCAAAAGAACCAGTAAAAGCGTTTGTAGTTTCTAACGATGTAACAACAGCACAAGAAATGGATAGAAACATTATAGACGGAGCATCTATTTAAAATATACAAAATAAAAAAAATATAACTATATATAAATATGAATATAATTGAGTTAGTATTGGATGAGGAAAATAATGAAATAGGAATCGAAGCAATTAGCGTTGTGGAAAATCCTGCTATTGAAGAAGATTTTATTGCCTTAAATAGCAACATTATAGAATTAGCAGAAGCAGATAAAGAGAAGAAACTACTTGTAGGTGCTTTATTGATACCTAACAAGCCTATATATAGAAGAAGTGGAGACGAGGAGTATTATATATACTTTTCAAAAGATACTGTTGTAAAAGCTTCACAAATGTATTTACAGAATGGTAATCAGAGTAAAGCTACTTTAGAACACGACCACGAAATCAATGGACTTACACTTGTAGAAAGTTGGATAGTTGAAGATGAGGTACACGACAAATCAAGAAAGTTTGGAATGAATGTACCAGTAGGAACTTGGATGGGCTCTGTTAAGGTAAATAATGATGAGGTTTGGAATGACTTTGTTAAAACTGGAAAGGTAAAAGGATTTTCTATTGAGGGATACTTTGCTGACAGAATGGAAAGACCTAAAGAACCGATTGCAGATTTACAAGAAGAACTATCAGCAATAGAAGAAGCAGAAGCAGAATTTATGTTATCTCAAATAAAGGCAGTTATCAAGAATGATAAACGACTTAAAAAAGGTAAACGTACAGAAATGGAGAGTTTTTCTGACTATCCACAATCAGTAAGTAACAATGCTAAAAGAGGTATTGAATTAAATAAGAAAGTAAATAATAAATGCGCTACACAAGTTGGTAAAGTAAGAGCTCAACAATTGGCAGACAGAAAGCCAATAAGTATGCAAACTATAAAACGTATGTTTTCCTATTTAAGTAGAGCAGAAGAATATTACAAGACTGGGAATACAGAAGCTTGTGGTTATATATCTTATTTATTATGGGGTGGTAAATCAGCAAAGAATTGGGCGGAATCTAAAATAAAACAAGATGAGAAAAAATAACAATACAACTCCAAGTAGTACAAGTCCAAGAGCAAGTAAAAGAGGATGTTTATGTAAAGACAATACATACTCTAAAAAATGCTGTGATGGTAGCTTACAAGCACAAGGGATAGGAAAAACCTCTACAACAGTGTAAACGAAAATACAAATTAATTTTTTTAATACTATATATTTATATGAAACCAAGTGAAATGCTAAATCAAGTAAAAACTCTTTTAGGGGTTGAGGTAAAACTTGAACAAATGAAATTAGAAAACGGAACTGTTTTAGAAGCAGATAAATTTGAGGGTGGTAATGAAATCTTTATCGTAACAGAAGATGAAAGAGTTGCTTTACCAGTTGGCGAATACGTTTTAGAAGATGGTAAAACTTTAGTAATCGAAGAAGAAGGCATCATCAAAGAGATAAAATCTGAAAACGAAGAAGCTAAAGAAGAAGAAGTGGAAGAAGATGTTGTTGTAGAAGCAGAAGAAGAAGAAGAAAAAGAAGAAATGGGTTACGCTACTAAAGAAGAACTTGCAGAGGTTAAATCTATGATTGAAGAAATCAAGGCAATGCTAGAACCTAAAGAAGAAATGAGTGAAGAACCAAAAGAGGAAGTAAAAGAGGAAGTAGAACTTTCAGAAGTTGCTCAAGAGGTTGTTAATGAAATTCCAACAGAGGTTGCACAAGAATTATCTGAACCTGCTGCTGAACCAATTAACACAAACGCAGAAGTTTCTAAAACACAAGTAAAATTCAATATAGCATCTAAAAGAAAGATGTCTACATTGGATAGAGTAATGAGTAAAATAAATAAACTATAATAATAAATAAATTAAATAAAAATGAGTGTATCTTTAACATCAACTTATGCAGGAGAATTTAGTGGTAAATATATTGCTGCTGCATTATTATCTGCATCTACTTTAGATAGTGGTGCTATTTCAATCCTACCTAACGTAAAGTTCAAATCTGTTATCCAAAAGGGTGCGACTGATGACATCGTAAAAGATGCTTCTTGCGACTTTGTAACAAATCAAGGAACTTTAACTTTAACAGAAGCGGTTTTACAACCAGAAGAATTTCAAGTAAACCTACAATTGTGTAAAAAAGATTTACATAACTCGTGGGAAGCTGAACAAATGGGTTATTCTGCTCACGATAATTTAGCACCATCTTTTGCTGAATTTGTAATTGCTCACGTTGCTTCTAAAGTGGCTGACAAAACAGAGAAAAACATTTGGAGTGGAGCGACTGCAAATAGTGGAGAGTTTGACGGATTTACTGCAAAATTAACTGCTGATGCAACTGTTGTAGATGTTACTGGAACTACTGTAAATGCAGGAAACGTAATTGCTGAATTAGGAAAAGTAGTAGATGCTATACCAACTGCTGTTTACGGACAAGAAGATTTAACTCTTTATGTTTCTTCAAATGTAGCACGTGCTTACATTAGAGCATTAGGAGGATTCGCTGCAACTATCGGAGCAAATGGTTCTGATAACAAAGGTACTCAATGGTACAATGGCGGAGAGTTATCTTTCGATGGTATCAACATCTTTGTTGCAAAAGGATTAGCAGACGATACTATGGTAGCTGCACAAAAATCAAACTTATATTTCGGAACTGGTATCTTAAATGACCAAAACGAAGTGAGAGTAATTGATACAAGTGAAACTTTAGGAGACCAAAATGTAAGAGTAATAATGAGGTTTACAGCAGGGGTACAGCACGTATTCGGTTCTGACATCGTTCTTTATTCATAGTAATTAATTAATAATCATTAAAGAGGGGTGGGTTCTTGCCTATCCCTTTTTTATTTAAAACAATATAAATATATGGCTTGTTCATTAACAACTGGACGTAAAGTACCTTGTAAATCAGCAGTAGGTGGCATAAAAACTATCTACTTTGCAGATTATGGAACTTTAGGAGCGTCTACAATAGTAGGTGGTGAGATTACTGCATTTGCAGGAAGTCCAAGTTGGTTTCAATTTGATGTAAAGGGTGCATCATCTTTAGAAACTGCAATCAACTCATCAAGAGAAAACGGAACTACTTTTTATGAAAGTACCTTGACAATGGCTTTAACTTTTCAAGACAAAGCTACACAAGAAGAATTAAAATTAATTGCACACGCAAGACCTCACGTAGCTATCGAAGATTACAACGGAAACTATTTTGTTGTAGGTTTAGAACACGGTGCAGAGGTAAATGGTGGTTCTATCACAAGCGGAGCAGCAATGGGAGATGTAAGTGGTTACAATTTAACTATTGTAGCACAAGAAACTGCACCTCCTTACTTTGTTACTGGTTCAGTAATTACTACGGATGCTTCTGCGGTTCAGATTGACCCCACTGCATAATTAAATTTAACTTTATATTAAAGGGGTATCTTAACGGATACCCTTCAATATCGGGTATTGCAATATGCGATATTAAAGGGGTATCTTAACGGATACCCTTTTTTTATTTTAAAAGCTATGCTTTTTTATTAATACACACAAAAAATAGTATTTATTACTATATACTAATATGAAAGTATTAAGTACGAGTACAAGCCAACAAACCATTAAGGTAATACCGAGAAGTTACGTTGCATCTGTTACGTTAAAATTAAGGGATGACAGTACCAACGAAGAAACTACTGCAAGTGTAAATACTGTTACAGATAAGGACTATTTAACCTTGTCTTATGCGTTTAATTTGAAAGAGGGTAGGTATTACGATTTAACACTTTTAAATGGTTCTGATGTCATTTATTTAGACAGAGTATTTTGTACAGACCAAACAATTAACCAAGATACCAATGATTACTATTCAGTTAATAAAAACGAGTATGTAACAAAAGAGGGTAATAATGATTATATAGTTTTATAATATGAATGATTTAAGAGTATTAAATTTATCGACTTATACAAGTCCTAAAATAAAAGAAACAAAGACAGATAATTTTGTTTCTTATGGAGAGGACAACAATTACTTTCAGTTTTTAATTGATAGGTATAATGGAAGTGCTACAAATAATGCTATAATAAACGGAATGTCAGAAATGATATTCGGTAGGGGTTTAGATGCAACAGATAGTAATAGAAAGCCAGAAGCTTACGCACAAATGATTACATTGTTTCACGATGATTGCGTAAGGAGATTATCTTCTGATTTAAAACTTATGGGTCAGTGTGCAATGCAAGTAATATATTCTAAAGACAGAAAAACTATTGCAAGAGTAGAGCATATACCAGTTGAAACATTACGAGCAGAGAAGTGTAATGAAAAAGGAGAAATAGAGGCATACTATATGCACCCAGATTGGGCAAATTATAAAAAGAATGATACTTTAAAAAGAATAGAGGCATTTGGATATGGTAATGAAGCTATACAAATATATTATGTAAAGCCTTATAAGGCAGGATATAAATATTATTCGCCAGTAGATTATCAAGGTGGCATACAATATGCGGAGTTAGAAGAAGAAATATCTAACTATCATATTAATAATATTATGAATGGATTAGCACCAAGTATGTTAATCAATTTTAATAATGGTACACCCGATCCCGAGCAACGTCAATTAATAGAGAATAGAATCTATCAGAAATTTAGTGGAAGTTCTAATAGTGGTAAATTTATATTATCTTTTAATGATGATGCTAATACTGCTGCAAGTATAGAACCAATACAATTAAGTGATGCTCACAACCAATACCAGTTTCTTTCTGATGAAAGTATGCGTAAGATTATGGTAGCACATAGAGTTGTATCGCCTATGTTGTTAGGTGTAAAGGATTCAAGTGGATTAGGTAACAATGCAGATGAATTAAAAACTGCTTCTTTGTTAATGGATAACACTGTTATAAGACCGTTTCAGACACTTTTAATAAATGCCTTTGATGATATATTGGCTTACAATGATATTAGCTTAAATCTATATTTTAAGACATTACAACCTTTAGAATTTAAAGAGTTAGATAATGTAGTAGATGAGGAAACAAGAGAAGAAGAAACTGGTGTTAAGTTGTCAAAAGAAATTGATTTTATCAGTGAATTTGGAGAAGAAGAAGATTTAGAAAATTGGGAATTGATAGATGAAAGGAAAGTTGATTACGATGCAGAAGAAGAATTAAATAAAGAAATAGACAGCCTAAACAATCCTAAATTATCTGTACTATCTAAAATGTACAATTTTGTTACTACTGGAACTGCAAGACCAAACGCAAAGAGCAGTCAAGATGGAACAAACGAAGAAGGTGTACAATTTAAAGTAAGGTATCAATATGCACCCTTAACATTTAAAGAAACAAGTAGAGAGTTTTGTAAAAAAATGGTAAAAGCTAAAAAAATATATCGTAAAGAGGATATTGATAAAATGAGTAAAACTTATTTAGGCGATGGATATACAAACAAAGAAGGTAAAACTGTCGGTTGGGGTAAAGGTGGTGCTTTAACTTTTGACCGATGGCTCTACAAAGGTGGTGGAGATTGCCATCATTTTTGGATGCGTAAAACATACAAGGCAAAAACAAAGAATTTAAAACCAGATGTAGGTAATCCAAACGCAGAGGTAAGCGTAAACAAGGCAAGAAAAGAGGGGTTTAAACCAGAGGTCAATGATAAAAAAGTAGCAATGCGACCAACGGATATGCCTAATAATGGATTTGTAAAAAAAAGATAGATGGCAACAGCATTATTTATAAGTAGAACAGATTTAGTAAAGAATAGTATTCTTGATGGGAATGTAGATACAAATAAATTTATACAGTTCATTAAGATTGCACAACAGATAGATATACAGAATTATTTAGGAACTGATTTATACAATAAGATTAGTGCTGATATTATTGCTGATAATTTAAGTGGCAATTATTTATCTTTAGTTAATGATTACATACAGCCTATGTTAATACATTATGCTATGATGCAGTATTTACCTTTTGCAGCATATCAGATAAAGAATGGTGGTATCAGTAAACATACATCAGAGAACGCAGAAAGTGTATCAAAAGAGGAAGTAGACTACTTGGTAAACAAAGAAAGGAACTTTGCAGAGTATTATACAAGAAGATTTATAGATTATATTTCTTTTCACGAAGATAGTTTCCCAGAGTACAACAGTAATACAAACGAAGATATAAGTCCAGATACTAACGATTTATTTAACGGATGGGTGTTATAATGAAAACAATTTACAAACCAAAAAAAGCAAACGTTGTTAAATTAAAAAAATATTTAACCAAAAAAGAGAAAAATGGCAAACGAGATATACGATAGTACTTGGTGGGGTAACACGATAGAAACTGCATCTTCAATAGGTACATCTACTGATATGATACAAGGTCAGTTTAATATGCTTACAAGCAATCAACCTAATTTA